AACAACTGGCGTGTATGAGTCCAGCGTAGCGATAACCGATGATGCGTATTCGATAATTGCATCCGATAACCTATTCAGGATAGTATAATGGCAACGATAGTACAGAAAATTAAATCGTTATTCGTGGATGACCAAGTTGTATTACTTGGCGAACAATCCCGTGACCGGTCAAGCGTATCTGATATGTGGGGTGGTTATGTAGAGAACCCGAATCTACTTGTCCAGAAAAAGGGGATTGAGATTTTTGATAAGATGCTCGGGGATCCCCAGATTAAGTCTGCATTCTTTTTGAAACGGATCTGCCGATTAGCCCCTGGATGGGAGATCGAGCCGACAGACAATTCTGATTCCGGCGAAGAACAGGCGCAGTTTATCCGTGATGTATTTAGTGAGATGGACGGGTCACTTGATTCGTCACTGGTAAAATTATGGGATGGACAGCGGTGCGGCTACAAAATAGCTGAAAAGAATTATCGATATTATGAGGAAGGACCGCTAAAAGGGAAGGTAGGGCTCGCGAATATTAAAGTTAGGAATAGTAAGTATTACGCTTTTGATACTGATATTCACGGTAATTTATTACCGGATGGCTTGATTGAAGATCCAAATGGAGATGCTGATAGATTACCGGTAAACAAGTTCATTATTTTTTCGTGGGGTGCAGAAGATGATGATGGTCAATCGCTATATGGCCATGGCGATTTTATTTGTATTTATCCGAACTGGTTTGCGAATAAATTATGGCTGAAACTATGGAGCTTGACTCTTGAACGATATGCGATGCCGACGGCGGTAGGCAAGGTTTCTTCGTCTGCCAGTATTGAGATAAAGAATTTTTATCTTGATATTCTTGAATCACTGCATACAAAGTCCGCGGCACTCGTTCCTACAGAACTCGAATATGAATTATTGGATACAGCGGGAAAGACAAAAGAGAATCAGTTTCAGACTGCTATGGAATTTAATAATAAGCAGATGATGAAAGGATTGCTTATCGGCGAAATGCTACAGGAAGGCCCGAAGGTAGGCGGCCTTGGAATTGGAGGTTTATCCGAAACGCAATTTAATATGTTTGTGATTGTTCTGGAACACCTGGGTAAAGTTACGGAAGACGAGATAGTTGGAGAACAGATTATTCGTGACATTATTGACAAGAATTACCCGCCAGAAAAAAGGTTGTACCCAAAATTCAAGATGGGGAGTGTCCGAAGAAAAGATAATGCTGCAACGGCAACCGTAATTAAATTATTAATTGATGCCGGGGTTATTGATCCTGAAGAATCTTGGATCCGAAGCTATACTGGTGTCCCGCAACTCACTGAAGAGGAAAGGATCGAGCTTGATGAAAGAAAAAAAGAACGGCAGCAATTATTTATTGATGCACAACTTGCAGAATTGAAAGCAGGCCTTGATGAGAAGCAGAAGACCCCGAAAGAAAAAGAAGAGTTTAATGAATGGTGGTCATTGTTTGCTGAAGACATAAAAAAAAAGTTCATCGCGAATTAACCCCGTTTGAGAAAAGAGTTGATCTATTTGCTATGGACCGGCAGATGGACCGGCTCTTTTTGTCTGTAGCGATAGAAGCGCAAGATATTTATAGGAAAGAATTCAAACGAATAGACGAAAAAATTAAACGTTTAAAGATTGTTACCGGCAGGAAAAAGAAAGATATAGCCAAGATAATTTTCCCGCCAGGCCCACTTAAAAAATTATGGTTTGAGATATTGATAAAGACGTATGCCCAGAATGCCGAGATTGCCGGTAAAGATATTAAAGAACACCTAAAGGCTGATAGGTTTTCAGAATGGAATTATGCCGCCGCCGGCACAACTGTTGGAATAGATTTGTCAGATTATAAAGATGTATATTTTAACGATACAGTATTCATGGCTCGTGCGAAAGAGTATGCAGATACAGCATTTGAATTTGCGGGCAAGCAAGCCGGAATGATTACCGATGAATTGAGGGCAACAGTTCATACGGCAATAGATAATCAGTGGACCGAAAAGCAATTCTCGGATGCGATGAAATCGTTCCAGCTACGCTACACTGGAGATGTGGCGGACGAAGCGAAGCAATTAAATAGCCGGTTCCGGACTGGGATGAATAAGGCTCTTAATGATGCAAGGATGGATATTTATCAAGATGAGGTGGCCTGTGTAGCTCTACAGTATTCCGCGGTCCTTGATGAAATGACCACACAGATTTGTATAGAGCTGGATGGAACTGTATGGTTAAAGAAGAACCACGAATGGGAATTTTATTTACCCCCTAACCATTTTGGTTGCCGCTCAACGATAGTCCCGATATTTAATGATGACGATTATAAGCTAACATCTGCCGACAGAAAGTTTCCAGAACCGGCCGAAGGATTTGGGGGTCGGGCCGGAGCTGTAGTAAAACCGGCAGGGAAACCGGTACCGCATCCGGGGTATAAAACTACTTAAATGAAAGTTGACTTTACAGGATATGAGGGCAACCATGTTGGAACATTAAGTTACGAAGACGGGGAGTTTGCCTGGACCGGTGATAAAGTTGCTGGTGAAAGCGTAATGAAATTAGTTAATTCTGATATGATTCTTTGGGGGGATGAATCAATAACGAAAAAAAATCCTGAGCGTATGTTGGAATTGTTGTATATGTATTATGATTCTCGGTGTTTTTCTGCATCTAAAGTGAAAAAAACGCTTGCAGGGGGTTGACAGACAATAAAGTATGAGTGTATATTAATAATGATAAGAATTGTGTAAACAAAAAGGAGGATTGTTTTATGAGAAAGGTATTGGCTTTAATGGCAGTGATTGCTCTTATTACTGCGCCGGTAGTTTATGGAGCTGCGGACGAGAATTTTATTGGTCCTACAATAACCAAAAATAAAATTAATGTTCGTGGAGATATTCGAGCTGGAGATGATTTGATCGTTGTTGATGATGCAAGCATCGGCGGTGATCTTGCTGTTGGTGGCGATCTTGATATTACTGGCGATGTAATATTTGATGGCAATATGGATATCAATGCCGGTCTCGATGTTGATACTCCGATCGATAATCTTATTGGTATTCAGTTTACTACGGTAACTGATGCCGCCGCTGGCGAAATAGGGATTACTGCTGGACAAAGCGTTGATATTGACGCTGACGGTGATGATGTACTTATCAATGCTGCTGATGATATTGTTATTACTGGCGACGCTGCGGATAGTGTTGTAACTATTACTACGGGCGCGACAGGTTCTATCAGCGTTGAAGGTGGAGCAGCACTTAATCTCGATGGTGATGCTATCGGGATCGGTGACGCCACCGACACTGTTACAGTCCCAGCCGCTTTTAATACCCAGAGTGTGACCAATATTGATGTCCTGACCGCCTCCAAGCCTGTATTCACTGATGCTTCAAAAAATCTGACTTCGACCGGGACGCTGGGAGCGGACCAGGGGGGGACCGGAATTGCGAGTCCTACTGACCACGCGGTTCTTGTTGGAAGCGGAGCGGCTGCGATGGATGCAGTTGGTGTTGGGGCCGATAACGAAGTTTTGTGTGGTGTTACTTCTGGCGACCCTACTTTTAGGTCGTTAGCGGATGCGGATGTTCCGGCCATCCTGACCATCTCTGGTGGTACTGTTAATGATTCTATTATAGGAGGTTCAACTCCCGCAGCCATTACCGGGACAACTATCACTGGTGTTACCTTTACCGATGAAAGTGCTTCGCTTACTGCCGGAGTGTTTTCTGGGATCGTTGATCTTGGTTCCGTTACTACTGCCGATATCAATGCCGGGACGTTTGACGGTGTTGTTGGCGGGACCGCTCCTGCGGCTGGTTCGTTTACGACCATCGTAGGAACTGGGGTTGATATCAATCCAGTCATCACGCCGAATACGAGTCTCCGTCCGGTAGACATTACCTATGACTACGCTGGAGCAGTTGATAATGCTGGTGGTGTGGACATGGACTTGTTCGGGTTTCGTGTAACCATTACTCAGACAAGTTCCAATGATGATCCTGATATCGGTGACCGTGGATACTTCCAGCCGATTAGAAGTGATCTTCATATCAACGGTTTTGTTGATGATGCCTATGCGTTTTATGGCAAAGTTTATATTGATGGGGACAGTACTCTAAATCAGGCTTATGGTGCCAACTTGGTTATTGATAACGGTGTAAATGCCGTGACAATGGATGAAACAGGGAACCTTGCTGGTCTGGGTATCTCAATTAATGGAAGTGGGGATGTTACTTGTGGGGGAACAGGGTATGGAAAATACAGCGGAATATATGTTAATTGGAACCAAACAACTGATCTGACTGTTGATTCTTGTGCAATGTATATTGGAGTCGCAAGTGGTGCAATTCTTGATTCTGGGTATAGAGTGAATGCGTCAGGAGACCTCGTCAACTCATTCCATTCATATAATTCCAGCGGGACTATGACTAATGCTATGAATATTGAGGGTGCTCATACGAATGCTTTTGCCCTCCCGGCATCAGGAACGGACCCAGTAGCCGATGGTGCGTTTACCGCAGATACCAGCACGGGTAGAATTGCCATTACTGTTGGTGGTGATACTCGTTATCTGTATTACTATGATTGATAAAAAAAGTTGGATAATTATTGTATTGGTAGTAGCACTATCTGCGGTGATCGCTATAGCTTGGACGTCACGAGAACTTAATAAGCGCGATGCACAAATAGGAATATTATCATATCATTTAGCACAGCTGCAAAAAGTAAAGTAGGCAAATTATGCCAAAAAAATATAGTACAGAATATTTTGCGGACCCAACCACCGCTGATGAGTTGAATTCGATACTCAGGGCGGCAGCCGAGGCTCGGTACAATGAGTATGTCAACATTAAAGTATTGCTCAAGGAATCGGCTGTCATAGTTACTAAACCAGATGCGACATTAGTTAAGCTCGCATACCATTTTAAAGATGGGGAGCTGGTACTTAGCAACGAGGAAATACCCGTCACGCTCAATTATGTTGAGCAATTTGCAGAGGGGGGATTAAAAACAATTGATTTAGATAATGTTGAAGTGTTTAAGGTAAATGGGCAGTCAACGACAGAATTAGGCTATGTCGACCACCCCGAATATAGGAAAGATATGTTGGCTGCCAGTATCGACTTGAAAGAATTGTTCGAGCCGCCATTAACGCTTGGACACCCACCTTCACACTCCGGTTTGCCGAAGTTAGGGATATTAAGAAACCTGCGTGATCACGAATCTAAGATAGGCATTATGGTTGCAGATTTGAAGAATGTTCCTGAGTCTTTAGGCCCGTGGATTCGGAAGAAATTGTATGATAAGGTTTCTCCGGTCATATATAAAAATGTTGTAGCTCCTAGTGGGAAAGTGTATTCCCGTGTAATTCGGTCCCTCGGATTACTGGGAGCTGTACCCCCTCGAATAAAAGAACTCGAGGGCTTACCAGTACAATTCTCGGAGGACGAGGATGTATTATCTGAATTCTGTCAGGGCGGATTAGAAGAACTTCGTTTTGATAAAAATGAATTTGAACCAGAAAAGGAGGAATATGCCATGCCTGAAGAAAAGAAAGTGACAATGAGTGCCGAAGAGCACAAAATTCTGCTTGCGAGAGCAGAGAATGCCGAGAAGTTCGCGGACACCGAGAAGGCGAATGAAGACCTTCAAGCTAAACTCGATGCCGCCCAGAAAGAGAAGGATGAGCTTTCTGAGAAACTCGGAGTAGAAGAGAAGGCGCGTACCGAGATTCTTGAGTCCGGCCGGAAGAAGAAAGTCGAATCTTTCGTCGAGGAAACCAAGAAAGCCGGCAGGATTCTCCCGGCCCAGGGTGATGCGCTTATGGCTGTTGCCGATATCCTGACCGACTCTGACACGTTCGGAGAAGGTGATGCTGCGGTAACTCAGCTCGACGCTCTGATGGCTTTCGTCGGTACCATCCCGGAAGAGTCCGCCGTAAAGTTTGCGGAAATGTCAACGGAAAATGGCGAAGCGCATGACGATGACGAGACGAAAAACAATGCTGCGCCGTCAATGAATGTTGCATGGTTTGGCCGCGCCGAGAAATACGCCGAAGATCACAAGTGTGATTTCGAGACTGCCGCAGTTAAGACTTTTAAGACCGGCGACGAGAAACACGCTGAACTTCGTGATTAATAAGTAACAATAAAAAAAGGAGAAATAGACAATGAGTGAAAATTCTTTTGTAGCAACTGCCTCACAGACAGAATTATCTGGTGTGGCTGAAGGTGCCATTGTTCGGTACAAAATTGCGAAACTCGGAACTGCAAAACAGCAAGTTGCCGCAGCCGGAGCTGGTGAAGCCTGTTTTGGAATTTCGCAGGATGGTGTTGCAACTACCGTGGAAGTTGGTATTGTGGTTGCTGGCACGTCATTCGTTATTGCCGGAGCGGCAACCACGAAAGGCGCATGGCTGAAGTCTGACGAAAATGCCGAAGCGATTGATGCCACTGCTGGCGACGAAGTCGTCGGTAAGTGTTTATCTGCTGCCGGCGCACAGGGCGACAGGATTCCGATTCTAGTACAGCCTCACGTGCTGTCGATGGCCGGAGAATAAAAATATTTTGGTTATCCTTATGGGATGCCGCGTGAAGGTAATGTTACCTTCATAACTATGGTTTGTTGAGTGCCTTGTGGGCGCGACTACGACTACGATTTTTATTGCGAAAATGGAGACGATAAAATGCCTAAAGCAAGTGATGTAAGACGGGACAAAATTCTGACTAACATAGCCATCGGTTATGCACCTCAGAACTTTGTTGCCGAAGTAGTAGCTCCTGTTATTAGTGTAACCGAACAGGGTGGAATTTATTTTGAATACGATCGAGAGGAACTACGATCCGAAGACGATAGACGCGCACCTGGTGGTGAATCGAATGAAATCCAGTGGGATGTAAGTCAGACCTCGTATTACTGCCAGGATTATGCCCTGAAACAGATGCTTCCTGATAAGATCTTGAAGCAAAACGATCTCCCGATTGGCCCGCAGATTACTACTGTGAAAAAAATCACGGAGAAGATTAAGTTGAACCGGGAGAAGGATCTTCAGGCGATTGCGCAGGGTGCCGGCGTGGCAACTTATGATGTTACATCGGAATCTCATATTTGGAGCGGCGCCGACGCCGACCCGGACGCAGATGCTCAGTATGCGATTGGAGCTATTCGTGACCGGACCGGCTTGGTTCCGAACAAGGTTCTGATTTCATGGAGTATCCGTGACGTGCTTGTCCGGTACCTAAAAGCACAGGCCCGCCTGACCTATGGCGAGGCCGCAACCATTAACGATCTACCGCCAATGATGTGGGGTTGCGATGTTATCGTTCCTACACCGGTAGAGAATACCGCGAATCCCGAGCAGGAGGATGTCATTGCTGATGTCTGGTCGGATGAAGTTGTGTTCTTCTATTCCGAGAATGCTCCGTCAGTGATGTCTCTGAGCTTCATGTACACGCTGCGTTATATGCCGTGGGGTGTTAACCGGTGGAGAATCCCATCTCGTAAGGGTGAGTTCTTCGAGGTTGAGCTGGGGCAGATTCAGAAAATGGTTTGCGCGGACTGTGGTGAACGTTTGATTAACGTTATTTAATACCAGGCAGAGTGGGGGTGTTCACACAAGCGCCCCCACTCTATAGCCTTATTCCGTTATGAGTTATTGCACTTTAGCTGAAGATTTCAAGTTTCTTAAAAAAATCATGGTCGGTGCGAACAAGAATCTTAGCACCAGTGAACGTGAATCCTGTGAAGGATATGCCGATGCAATTATTCATGGTAAGCTAAAAAATATTTTTTCATCCCCATATCCGCCACTGATTATTGAAATTGCAGAATTGTTGGCGGCCTCGAAGGCATACAGTTATCTTCATAAGGGAGCTGCCCCCGGTAAGTCTGACTATTCCGAAATACTCAAAAAGGATGCCGACGACTTATTTGACGAATTATTGTCCGGCAAAATTGATTTACGAAATGCTGACGGGACAAAGGTAACAATTACTGCCGGCCCGTTACTTGGTACGAACAAAATAATGTCGCGAGATATAAAAGACAATACCGAAATAATATTTAGGCCGGGCCTTGATTGGGAAGACATGGAAGAAGCCAGCGAAGCCTACGATTATGATTAAGGTAAAGGAAACTCATGTCGGAGCAAATAAGAAAGTTCAAGAACTGAAAACTATAAGTTACGATATTGGCCCGACTAAAGCGTTCCTCGAAACAAAAATAGTTCCGCTACTAAACAGATCATTTAAGAAACAGTTTGAAACGGAAGGTGAGTTTTTTGGCGGAGGAAAATGGAAGCCGTTGGCACCGGCAACAGTCGATGACCGAAACAGATTAAAAAAGAAAAAGGGGTTACGATTTGTTGTAGGATTTTCTGGAGAGCATCCGATATTACAGAGAACCGGAAAACTCAAAAGATCGTTTTATCGCAGCCCAAATCACCACAAAATTGTTGTTGTTTCAAATGGAATAGGCATTGTGGAAGTTGGCAGTTTACTTACAGTAAAGAGCGGAGAATACCTAGCTGAAATATTGACAGTAGATAGGCCGATAGTTACGGATACTGTGCCGGTATTGGTACAAGCGCAAGCGGAAATGGATTTTGAAGTATACGCCCAAAAACATTTAAAGAAGTTGAAAAAGTAATGGCGACGCAAGCTGAAGTTGTTTACAATTATCTTGTTACACGGTTCGGAGATGAATGGGATACGTACAAGGATGAGTTTCAAGACTCGTTAGCTCGTACCGGGGAAAATGGGAAAGGCGTTTTTATGGATTTCCCGATAGTGTTATCTGATTTCCCGGCAGTAGGTATTTTGCTGGGGAATGAGGCGTATGCGAGAGCTGATAATGATTATGGACTGAATCAAGATTTGATATTCAGAATTTTGTTATATTGTTATCGAGCTGATACGCCAACTGCAATGAACGAAATTCAGAGGATGCGGAACGTTGCATTAAAAATAATAATGTCAGACCCAACTTTAGGCGGTAGCGTTCATCAGACAGAACCGATTGGTTGTGAATATGGGGTATTGTCAGAGGCAATATATATGCCCGGAGAAATTAAAGTGATAGGCTGTGCGATGAATGTAACAGCCAAGATTTTTGCTGAACAGATAATATAAAAGGAGGATGTTATGACTTTAGAAGCTGCTGGATGGGCGACAAGATTAGGGATTGCGAAAGAAGGTACATGGAATAGTCCGGAATCTTGCTCGGAAGCTCCTGCGTTTAAGAGTGAGGGACTTGGGGAAAGTATTGAGTTCGCACTTGATGAATCGATGACCGGGGATGCCGGATATAGTGAAGGGTTCCGCGGGAATAAGTCGTATGATGGAGCAATTCCGTTTGTCGCACGGTACGGCGAACTTGACCTATTTTTACTGACTGCATTAGGTGGATTCACGTGGACGGATGATACCGGAAATGATTTGCACAATTATCAGTTCTCGCTTGCTAATGCTATGGCGTATTCTCTGACGAATGCGTTTAACAAGATTGTTGACCCGTGGGAATATTCAGGAATCAAAGTCAATCAAATAATTATTCGTGGGGAGGCCGGCGGCCCGATAGAATTTGAATTTGACCTTGTTGCTGGTGGTTTGCTTGTTGGTAATGATAATGTCGATTCCGGGAACACGAAAACCAATATTAATGCGTGTGTCAGATTAGGATATAAGGTTATGATGATGAATCATCTGACCTTTTATTTTGCTACAATGGATGATGGAGATAAAATAGGTGATGATTACTGTATTCGTAAGTTTGAATTAACACTGAATAATAATCTGCGGACCGATGCATTCACAAATTGCGATTCTATCGTCGAACAGATCCGTAATGCATGGAGAGACGTTACTCTAACTGTAGATTTTGCAACGTATGATAGCCGGATGGTGTACGGAACCGGTGCTCTTGATTTTAAATCGTACTTTCAAGACAATACTGATTTGCAAGCGTGCCTTGATTTCCAGAATAAAGGCGCTTTGAATACTGATACTCATACTTTTACAATTAATATTGGGAAGATGAGAGTTGAAGATTTTGACCCCGCGATCGGTGGGGCCGGTGCAATCGAGCCGTCTGTAACTTTCAGGATTCTGCGTGCAAATAAAGAGAGCGGATGGTTTGCATCTCTTGAAGAAGAACTTGAGATTGATTGTGTTACCGATAGGGCCGTTGATCCGTCAACAGATATCACGAAGCCGCATTTCTTGACATCTACGATACTGGCGAATGATACGACTGTCACTATAACGATGTCGGAAAATATAGAATACGTCGTCGATATAGACACCACGAAGACGAGAGTATATCAAGGCGCATCTGCTACCGGACCGTGGAACGCTCTCGTCCTTGCCGACACCGTTACAGTTACCGGGTCCAGCGCTGCGATTATCACTATTGAACTTGATACTCCAATCGGTGCTTCGGCGTGGTTTAAGGTTGAAGCTGATGCCGTCAAGGATGCTGCCGCCAACGTGAATAGTTCTTTTGTAACGACAGAGTTAGAACACACGCCATAAAAAAGTAGAGTCCCCCCGTGACTGAATATACCGCACCGTGGAAGCTCAAGGCTGCCGTAGGCATAGAACCTACGTATGGTAACGCTGTTACCGTAACTGATTTAATTCCGCTATTATCATGCAGCATGGAATATAATCGTGAGCTGATCCCTTATACTCCAGTAGATGCAGATGGTTTTGAAGAAACTCCGCAGAAGTCCTTTGTTGTAGCAGGCGGATCATTCGAGACGTATTATGATGGAAATAATATCGATCCGCTTTTGCACTCTTTGATGGGAACGCATCTCACACGCGGAGGTACGGATTCCGAATTATTTTATTGTACAGATACCAGTATTGTTCCCCCGTCATTAACCTTCGTTGCTTCACGGTTCCGGAATAAAGTTACAGGCTCGATTGAGAAGATGGAATTCCCGGGAACGGTAATAACGGGAGCTACATTTACTGGTGAAGCCGGACAACCGCTTCGGATTAACTGGAATGCAATATCAAAAGATATCTATGATATAGATTTAGCTGGCACTGATTTAGTCAATACCGATGATTCAGGCTGGGTATATCCGTATAACAAAAATATACTTCAGTTCCGTCAGGCAACGACAGTTACGCTTACGATTCCCTCGCTGAGTAATGTCACTTTAACGATTAGTTCGTTTACTATTGAGGTAGTAAATAATTATTCTTCTGAATATCCGGCCAACGAATCTGATTTTTGTATAGGTCAACCAGCAAGAACCGCGCTAACAGTTAATGCTGAATTTACAATCCCGAACTATTCTGACAGCACAGCATTTGACACTCTCTATACTGCCTTTGATCGTGGATCTGAAGTTGAGTTACGGTGTTATTTGTATGATGATGCAGTCTTGCAGGGGGGATTTTATGCGCAAAGATGTATTCTTGAAATGCCGAAAGTAATAAATGATATAAATTTTAAAATACGGATGCGGTGCATTAAGCCGACGAGTGGATATAGTTCACCGATACTTATTTCTTCGCATTCGATAGCAAACCGATAGGAGGTATGCAATGACCGTAAAAAGAGGAACGCCAAAAAGAGATGGAAGTGGAAGAGGAACAAGAGCCAATAAAGGACGGGGTGGATGTTCACCGTCTAAACAGCCGAGAACTGGAAAAGGGAGAAAATAAAATGCCAGTAGTGTTAGTTAGTGAAAAAGAGAAAATACGGTTTTTGTATAAAGGGAGCGTATTCATTTTACGCAGAGTCAGTTCATCGCAGAAAGCGTCTATGCGGTCCCGAGCAACTACGATAACTCGTAAAGGGGAGCATACCGACAATGACCAATTAGCTGAAGAGTTGCTTGAGTATGCAGTTCTGGGATGGGAGAATGTTGTTAATTATAGCGGGAAGATTATTCCTTTCGTTCCGAGTCTGCTTCCTGCTTTACCCGATGATACCAAGATTTCGATTCTTGAACATATTGATGAAAGCGAAATCGCTATCGAAATCAAGAAGGGTAAAGAGTTGGGGGAATCCGAGACTACATCGTCTTCAAAAAGCAGTACCCCAGCGTAAACTGTGACGATTGTAGGTATTGGAAAAAAGAAGCGGGGGAGATTCCAGAATGTGACACTGATGCTGGATGCCCGTATCCGATTGTCCATTTGTGTCCTGAAAATTCAGAGGCATTACGGATCTGGAATCAGATAACAATACTAGGTGCGGATGTTGTATTTCCGTTAGTAGATTTACAACTGACCCCGCTTGACGCTAGGATATTACTTGATAAATTTACAGAATTTAAGCAGTACCAAAATTGGGTTGAACACCAGAAGATTGAAGCCGAAAAACGTAAAGCGAAAAAACCGAGAGGTAGGTAATGGCCGCTGTTGTCTTAAAATTAACTGTTGATACAAAGACAGGGCAAGCGCAAGTTAGAGCTCTTGGTACAGCTGTTGATACAACGATGAAGAAAGTATCACTTTCCGTTGGCCGGCAGTCTGCAAAAGCTAAAGCAGCTATGGCTTCACTGAAAGGGTCGGTCACAAAAATGGGACAGACGCTTAAGCGTTTTGCTCAGATAGGACTTCTCGCAGTTGTCGGAGGGTTCGCCGCGACAATAGCTATTGGCGCGAAGTTTGAGATGGCGACGCAGAAAGTGGCGAACGTTTCCGGCGCCGCTGCCGATCAGATGGCGATTCTTGAAACGAAGGCTCGCGAGCTTGGTTCCACAACTGCTTTCACGGCAACCCAGGTTATGGAAGGGATGCAGGCCCTGGCATCGATGGGTATGACTGCAACAGAGATTGAAGGCAGTATCGAATACGCCATTAAGCTTGCCGGGATGATGGGAGCTGAAGTCTCCACGGCTTCAGAAATGATCGCAGTAGCGATGAAGACCATGAGCATCCCGATTGAGGATATCAAAGATTTAACTGAGGTCTTTGCCGTAACCGTCCAGAATTCGTTATTCCCCACACTTGAAGCACTAGGTTCTGCATTTAGCGTTGCGTCTCAGATTGGTGGGGCATTAAGTTATTCGATTGAGGAAGTTGTCGCTGGGTTGAGGTTGTTTAGAAATGTAGGACTTCAAGGTTCAAAAGCTGGGATGCACTACAAGATGGCATTGACGAAATTATTGAAACCGACGGAGCAAATGGCAGATCGGTTAGAGACTTTGGGTGTATCAATGATGGATGTAAACCCGCAAGTTCATACTGCAACAGAGATTTTTAATACATTAGCAAAAACAGAGATGGATGCCGGTGATGCCGCCGTAATTTTTTCTGCCCGAGTTGGCGCATCAGTAGCCGCGATCGTTACTTCGTTACGTGCTGGAACTGATGGAACAGCTGCATTTTATGAGGCACTTGCTAACCGGGCCGGGATCGTGGAAGAAGGGTACGCAAAAATGATGCTGACTGTGCAAGGATTATGGGCGACACTAAAATCCGCATTCCAAGAAATGGCGATTGCTATTTATGGAGCTTATGAAAGCAAGCTTAAAAACACTCTTAAAGATTTGATACAACGAGCACAAATGTTCGCGAAAAGTTTATCTGACGAAAGTGTTCAGAGAAAGATTGCGGATTTCTTCGACGGAATTTTTAAGGGCGTCGTAAAAGTAATAAATATTATAATCGACATTGCCGCCGAGCTTGTCAGTATCACGAAATGGCTTTCGGATAATACCTGGGTTGTCGAGTGGGGGTTGTATGCTGTTGTTGTTTATAAAGTTGTAAAGACGGTATGGTTATTAAAGAAAGCACTTACGGGCGCGGCATTAAGTAATCCCATGACTGCGTTATTAGTTGTTTCAGCGGCGACTGCAATACAAGTATATAAGGTAGCAGACGCGATTTTTACGCTTATAAGACAAGCTTCGGATTTAGCGGCAGCCGAAGAGGAACTTGCTAATAATGAAATATATTGGGCCGACCAAAAAGCTCAGATATTAAAACAAGAAAAGAAGATAGGGATGGAGGCATTAGAAGTTCTTAAAAATAATGTTAATAAATTTGATGAGCTTGGGATAAACATTGCGAAAGCCAGGGCCCGGGCCGCGGAACTCGGAAGCGGGATTTCCAATTTAGCCAAAGCTATTGATGAGCAGTTACCGGACAAGAAAGAAATAATCATAACAATTGATGGCGATTGGACGGTAATTGACAGGGTTGCAAAGAAAATAGAGAAAATTCTGGTTTGGGATTTCAAAGATGCGCAGCTTAAAGCAGCAGAAGATCATTTAAAGTATATCGGGAAAATGTCGCTTGAAGAATATCTTCTTTATGCAGAAATGTATGTTAAAGTCGATTGGAGAAAAAGGGATATTCTCGAAAAGTATTATGATTGGGCTACAGAAAAAGCGTACCTCGCGAACACCCAGGCCGCGACCGATTGGAAAGATAAGATTGTGGGAGCTTCAGAAGAAATAAAAGAAGCGGTCGCAAAAGGAATTATAGCTACTGCGAAAAAGATGGGGGAAGAATATGGCACAGCTTTATACGATGCTTTACAGAGCCATGATTGGAAGGGTGCATTAACGACATTAGAAGAACAGATGTATGAATCAGTGAGGAAAGCAGTGATTGAAGCATTAATAGCCGCGATGGCAAAAGCGGCAATAATGGAACCGATCGTACTCGCAATCAGCCAAATAGATTTCTTGAATCTGGAAACCATTGACGCACAAATGGAGGATTTCGGGATAACAGTGGAACAGCAGATTGGAAAAATGAAGCAGATGTTACCTGCGATGCAGATGGCGATAGATAAAGTTGATGAATATATTCCGGTCAAAAGAGAAGAAACCGAAGTAACAAAGCAGGCAACTAACGCGGTACTAGACAAAACGAGGGCTGTTTATGATGCCACTGGCGCACTGATAGAAAATACCGGGGCCTGGTATGATTCAACTGGTACACTTATGATGAATACAGGTGCTGTTTATGACGTTACTGGCGCATTAATAATGAATACCGGCGCGCTTGTCAATAACAAAATAGCTGTTGATGCAGCTACTAGCGGTTTCGGAGAAACGTATAAAACAGTTAGTGGAGCCAATGTTTCACTCAGAACATATCAGAATGTTTTAGTTGGCGCAACGCACACTGTTTCTGGATATTCGATTGCTATTGATAAATCCGGGGCTATTGTCACGAGGATGGGAGTTGCGGCTGACGAGGCCGGTGCAAGTCTACTTAAAGCCAGTAATGCGGCAGAGAGACTTTATAAAACGGATAGCCAGTATGCGTCTAATACTACTGATAATCCGTTTCTTGAGGGAGTTTCTTTTGAAAAGGGTACAGATTATGTTCCTAAAACTGGTTTTGCATTAGTTCATGAAGGAGAACAGATTATCCCGGCAAATCAAAAACAGCGCGGTGGCAATACAATTATTATGAATAATTATATAACCGCTCTCGACCCGATCGGAATGAAGAATGTTGTCGAGCAAGAAATTAAGCCGATGTTGGATGATGTTGAACGGAGGGAATGGTCGTGAGTAATGCGATCTTAGAAATGGTATATCCAGCAAGGGGCGGAGGAGTAACGAATGGTAATTTTGAAACTGTATTTGGTGCTGAATGGACCGGATTACCTGCGGATCGTTGTATAGTATATCACGATGGCACTATGTATTTAGATGGCAGTTATTGTATAAGAATACGTCAGGATAAACCAAATAAGGGCTATATAAATGCGACCCAAGTTATTTCTAATTTAGATTATTATGCTGGAAAATGTGTTACTTTCATGGCACGTGTTCGATCTACTCGCCCAAAGTGCCTGGTTGGTATGGAGGTAAATGGCATAGAATATTATAGCCAAGAATCAAATCTAGGGTTGGGGGGTGATAATTGGGAATATTCGAGATTATCTATGATACTAGATGATTCTTTAACGAGCCTAAAACTTATATTATATTTTGATAGTGCTAAGTGGCCGCCGACATGGATACGCTGGGATTGCGCGTCGCTTGTTCTTGGTGATACTTATAGCCGAATAGAGATCGATAAGTGCCACGTTTTTCCAGAAGCGAATCCAGAGCAAGTACCGTCTGGCGCTGTTACTTTGGCAGATGGTAGTATAGCTGGAGTCGAAGATTCGCTTGTGATTATAAATAAAGAATATATGTTTAAGGGGATCACTGATATACAGTATAAAAAATTGCGTAATTTTCAGAGGTATATTTGTTGCGGTTTAACTTATGAATTCGATTATACAGATATTGATGGGGTAGCGTATAAGGCAAGAATGATGCCGAGCTTTCTCGACGCTACCAGAATTGCGCCGGACAGATGGAATACGACAATGAATTTAAGATTGACTGATAAAGGCATAGCGTGAAAAAAACATTTAATTATATCTTAGCGGCAATCATCCTGATGTTTGCCTTTTCGTGTGGGCCTGCTCATGCAGATTACTGTACAGATGGCAGGGACTGGGTAGTCTGGACTGATGTAACTAACATGACACAATCTTTTACTGGTAATTTTGGTGGGAGTAATTTTCAAGTTTTTAACAATCCGATGGATTCATGGGTTACAGGGCCGTGGAACAGTCCTTATGTATCTGGTGGTAAGGGTTTTGAACCTGGCCCAGGTTTTGCTGATGGTACAGATGCTCCGGGGCGGATCGGGATTAGAATAGATACTTTTTCTGAGGGTGACGCTTTCGTGATTCCTGATGGGTCATATTGTGCTGTAACCCATGATGGTGTAACGCAAAATATCTGGATGGGTGCGATATCACAAGGCATTGAAACTGGTCCAGTGACATATTATTACCTTGCAGATGATGGTGGTTTGTATAATGACGAGGGATTGTGTGACCTATGGAAAGCGGCAGTAACTCCCACGCCCACGCCAACAGTTACACCAACTCCCTCTACAACCCCCACCCCGACAGACGCGGATTGGTACGCCACCTATGGCCCGGACGGCACGGATGAAGTAATACATATCAGCTCTATGTTCGTGGCAAGCTGGGGTGAATATACCGGGGGCGATTTTAATGCTCAGACAGATTGGGCTGCTGCGATTGTATGGGGTG